GTCAATGAAGTCTTGGTCGAAGTTCTGCGTGTAATCGCAGATAGCAGCGGTCAACTGGGTGTAGTTCATGTTCGTATCAGGCCATTGGGCCGCGAGCCATTACGCCTTTTGTAGCCGCGCCAGTACCACGGATTTTGATGCCAGAGGTCTTGGCTTCTGGTGCGTTGCCCTTGCGGATGGCGCCCACGCTCATTGCCACGGTATCAGCGTTGCTGTGGTTCGGGCCAGAGCCGGGATTGGACTCGGCTTTGACGGCTTTGCCGGTCATGGTGTGTGGTTGGGCGTAAACGCTGGCTTGGCCAACTTCTTTACCCATCATTTTTTGACTGAACTTGGCCATATTAACCTCGCTTTTGTGCTGCGATTTTGGCCAGATTACGGCCCATCGTTTTCATGTCAGCATTGGTTTTGCCGCCGGAGCCGCCCTTGCCGCCATTCTGAATTGCAACTGTTGGGCCGTCGTCGCCCAAGTTCTTGCCCTTTGTTTTGCCTTTAGAGGCGATGCCATCTGCAGCTCGTGTGAATGCCATGATCGGCTCCTTATGTCGTAACTATCGTGACTGTACCAACAAAACCGTCTGCCACCAAGTAGTTTGGCGTCAAATCGGCATCAAAAAAGCTCGAACCCCCTACAGGATTCCAGCCCCATTGAATATCTCGGCTACCACCAGTGTTGAATCCGTCGGGTCCATTACCGGCTGTAACGTATGTTGTATCCCTGCGCGGGTTGCGCAAAGCCTGTGGGTCGTCCACCGGGAACGTACCCAACATCAACTGCGGCTGATCCGGGTCCCAGCACTCAGGGCACACCAGCAGGTCGTATTTGCGCTGCTTGATGATCTCAGTTTTGAGCTCTTTGAGCTTGTACTGCTGCCCGCAACGATCGCACATGGCGATCGCCCGCTTGCCCGATGCAAACCGATTGGCCATTTAGGCACCGCTTCCGATGAACATGCGACGGGGCACAAACCGAACGGCTGCCTTCTCGCGGTCTTCAGACGCTGCCAACTCCCACGCTTCGTCGTACTGAGCCTTGAGCACCGCCAAACGCTCCATTCCGCCGGGCACCTTCATGGCCAAGTAGTAAGCCAAACCCGCAATCATGCAGGGCAGGAAACGGAAAGGCATGTCCATGGTATTCACACCCTCTCCAGCGTTCTGGATGCGGCGCAGGCGCCAATACACGAGTGTGTATGTCTGGGTGTTGTCTGGCACAGGCCAGACTGTGAATCGGGGCGTATTCAAGCGCTCAATCCAAATCTGAATGGGTCGGGCCTGAGTCAATTTGTTGGGGATCGTGGCGTAGGTAGAAACACTGATACGCGTGATGGTCAAGTCCGCCTGTGTCGAGACGCTTCCCGCGCCCGTGCGAATGACGTGCTCCATCAAGTCAACGGTGTCAGCCGGCAGTTCGTATGTGGCCACGCCCGGAGTCAGAACTTGTGTGCCCTGCTCGAATGTCCACATGTTGATGCCGCGGTTGGCCCAGTCAGCAAACAGCAAGTTCAAAGAGCGGCGAGCCGTCTTCAAATCGTAGCCCGTGCGCATTTCCGAGCCGACACGCTCGAACGCCTCCTCGACGATTTCAGTCAGGTCAACGTTGAAGTTTGCGACGCCGGATGTGCTCATTTTCTAAACCCTGCTGTTTTCTTTGCGATGGTCTTGGGCTGCGCTACAAACTGCTTGCCTGCCTTTTTGCCAGCACGCTTGGCCTTGGTGGTTGCAGCGTACTCAGCCGGTGACAGAGATTTTATCGCTGCTTCAGGCAAATATCGCTCCCCCGTCTTTGACGACGGCTTGCCGGATTTGGTCCGCCATTTCTGGTCAGTCCAATCCTTGAGCGATTTCTGCGGGGCTTTCATCTCAGTCCCTGTACCCACCGCCAGCGGCTTTGTACTTCTTGGCCACGAGCTGTGCCTTACGGGCCGACCACTGGCCTGCGCCAGTGCCTTGAGTTGCCGCGGCCTTTACCTGAGACACGATCCGCTTGCGCAAATCGGGCTTGGTGTAGTTGCCTGCAGCGTTGACCGACCCACCTTCAGCGTACTGCGTGAAGTCGGTGTCATCCCGGCGTGCCTTGCGGACGCCTTTGGGCATTTTGGAGGGGGCAACTGCCCCCATACCGCGGCACGGTCTCATATCACTTGCAGGCTTTGCCGCCGTAGGCCATCTTGACCATGGTGCCCTTGGTTTTACCCTTGGTAGCCACGCCATCGCGGCTAGGCGCTGCTGTTTTCACTGCGCCCATGCCGGTCATGCCGCCAGCCTTCAGGCCTTTGTGGGCTTTAGAAGCAGGCATCGCAGCGTGCTTGGCCAGCTCGCCAACAACGCGCTTCTTTTCAGAAGCCAAATTCTTCTTGCCCTTGGCAGTAAACGCTTTTTCTGCGTTCACACGGCCCAGTTCTTCCAAACGATTCATACGTGAAGTGTTTGCCATATCGCCACCTTTTGAAAATTTGCGGCCCTTGTCCGCAGTTGAAAAGTCTTTACCCACGGACTGTGGGACCCCTACCTTCTTCGCAAACGCCGGGCTATGCGCCACGGCATTCATGAAGTCGTGCTGTTTTTTACTGCTGCTCGGCATCCGGTTTCTTTCGGCGGATGATCTCCGCGAACGGCTTGCCTGTCACCATCTCTGCAATACGCATCACGGTCCAGACAGCACCAATCAAACCGAACACAGGTGTCAGCATTTCCAAGAAAGACCCGATAGTTGCGAACACGGACACAATGTCCAGCGTGTTCTTCATGGTGTCGTGAGTGTTGCTCATTTCAGCACTTCCATCTTGCCAATGAAGCTGCTTTGCGGGTCGGCTTGCCGTTTTCGTCTTTCATCGGGCCGGGCATACCCGACATCCGTGCGCAGAACGAGTCTTTGCGTGGGCCGCCTTGGGGCTGTGGGGCCTTCAGGTTACTGCCGGTTTCCCGGTTGTATTTGGCCCGCCCCTTGGCAGTCAAGCCCGCACCTTTGGAGACCGGCAGCTTTTCGCCGCGGCCTACCGCCAGTGATGGACCTTTTTTCTTTGGGGCTGCTTTAGGCATAGAACACCGTCACTTTGGCGTTGGACAGCGTAGCGTACGCACTGGTCGAGCACAGCACACCCTCTGCAGGGATCAAGATGCTGAACGTTTCGCCGTTTGCCACCGTGTTAATGGTGAACTTGGTAGTGCCGCTGGAGCCGCCGTCTTTGATGATGACGCTGCCTGTGGATGCACCGGGCTCAATCACCAAGCCGCGAATACGAACGCGGGTGTCGGTCACTGCGCCTGATGCCGCCAGAGATAGCGCTTGAACGTCAGTTTGCATTCCCATAATCAATCTCCTGTAAAGCGGGGGCCGAAGCCCCCGAGATCAATTAAGCGTCAGCGAAAGGAGTGACAACAGAACCGGAGGCCAAAGCCACGCCGGTCACCATGTACTTGTTCGCGGCCAACACAGTCACGGTCACGGTCGAACCAGCGATACCGCCAGTTGTGGTGCCGTTGAAGTTGATGACGTCGTTGGAGGCGCCGGGAGCGAAGCCGGTCACTGCGCCAGAGCTGTCAGTGTCAACCATCAGCATGGAGCCAACAAACTTGTCAGTGCCGTCGGTCTTCAAGGCCCAAGCGGAAGCAGTAGTCTCAACCACGAATGTGTAGCTGGTACCCACGTTGTTCACGGTGTTGGGGTCTTGGCCGGGACCAGAAGTCACGGAGTTGGCAGTAGTGTTGATCGAAGGCAGAGTGATGACCAAGGTGGCATCGTTTGTGCGGATGGTCTTGCCAGCGTATGTGGCGACATCCAGAGTCACGGTGTTGGTGCCGTTTGCCAAGTTGACAACGGTGGCTGGACCTTGTTGATAGAAGCCGGCCAACGAGCGAACTGGGCCTTGGAATGTAGTTTGAGCCATGATAATTTCCTCATGCGGTTAAGGCGTATCTGTCTGCATGACGTCGGCCCCGGAGCCGTCAGATACACCGGAAAGCCCGGGTTGGTCGCAATATATCACGCAGGTGTGGAGGGGTCAACGAGTTTGTTGGACTTTTTCAAGTTCTCATCTTGCGTGATGACGCGCAGGTTCCATGGCACATGCAAGCCGCACACAGACTCGCCGCGTAGCGGGACGATGTGATCGACTACGTACCGTTCCCCCGTTACTGCCGTAAGCTTTCGCGCTTGCACGTACAGCTCTCGCATTTGCAGGCGTTCTTCTTTTGTCAACCATGCCGGTGTGGCTTCCCGATGCCGGCGTTTACGCACGCTGGTGTCCGCCCGTACGACATCTACATTCCGGTCTTTGTAGTCCGACCGCGCCCGACGCTTTTCCTCGGCAGGACGAGCGGCCGCGCGGGCAATTACGGCTTCTCGGTTCTTCGCGTAATACCGCCGCCCTGCAGCAATTGCGGCCGCCGTCTTTGGCTTCTCTTTCCGGCGCTCGTTGTCGAGTGCCCAGTCTTCTTTAACGCACTCCACGCATGCCCCTTTGGTTTTGCGAAGTGCAACGTGCCCGCGAATGCACGGCTCCCCAGTGAAATAAAACTTGGCGCCTGTTGCAGTGGCTTCTTTGCGGGTCTTAGGGTGGTCCATATTCAGCTCCTCGTTACGATACGGGGAATTATACACATGGCTTTTTGGCTGTCAACAGACGTAAAAAAGCCCACCGAAGTGGGCTTCCGAATCGCGCGGTTGCTTGATTCTACTGGGCTTAGGCGCCGGGGGAGCCGTAAGCGCCGAGCGGATCGGACACACCGAACGAGTAACGCTCGCGTGCTTTGTAGCGAACGTTCCCTGTATCGAAGTCACCATCCATTGAATTGCTCAAAGGCGAACGCACGAAGTGCTTCAAGCCGTTAGGCACGTCAGTCAACAAGAACCAAGCGTTGGTGTCTGTCAAGAAGTTGTTGACAGTGTAACCACCGGGGATGGAACCGTTGTTTTTGATGGCGTTGATGTCGTTATCAGCAGTGCCAACGCGCAGTTCGGTTTCCAACAAGCGGGTTGCAACGAATTGCAATGCTGGAGGAACGATCAGCTTCTTTGGCTTAGCTGCGATCAGCAAACCACGTTCGTCTGTCCAAGCAGCGATCTGAATAACAGCGTTTTCCAACGAAGTTTCGTTCAGGTCAGCACCAGTGGCAGGGCGGTTGCTGTTAACGCCACCGGACACCAGAGGGTGTTGTGTCGAGAACAGAACTTGGCCGTCACCGTAGGTGGGGTTGCCAGAGCCAGTGAAACCTTGGTTTAACACAGCGGCAGCTTTGACCTGCTTTGTGTAAGCCATAGCACGAGCCAAAGCCTTGGTGTAGCGGCTGGACAAGCTGTCATACAGGTTGTCTTCCACAGCTTCTTCCGTGATGGAGAAGCCCATGGCGATGGTTTCGTGGGTGTAACGAGCAGTCCATGCTTCTTGCGCGTTGTCATAAGCGATGGCAGAGCCTTCGTTCTTGACAGGAGCGGCTTGGAAGCCAGACAACTTGGTTTCTTCTTCAAAGCTACGCTCCGAAGTTTCGGTCTCGTAGATTTCTTTGTGTTGCTCGCCGTAGCGTGCATATTCCATACCGAACAAAGCGTTCAGACCGGGGAGCAGCTCTTTGAGCAGTTGTGCGCGTGAAATTGCCATGGTAATTTACTCCTTACAGGCCAACGTTGTTCAAGTACGAATGAGCGCTGGGGTTGAACTTAACCAACACATCAGTGTACGCATCGCCGGGGCCAGATGCGAAACCAACAATGCGGAAAGCTGCAGCAGCAGTCTGTACAGTGGCGGACAATGCGCTTGTGGAGTCGCCAGTACGGGTAGAACCAGTGCTGGTGCTTTGCACAGCGGCAAAGAAGGTGTTGGTACCCAAAGCGGTTTGAGCGGCAGAACCGTCCAACTGAGCTTGGAACACAACATTGGGGTCAGTCACGACTTGAGCAGTCACCACGCCGGTTGTGCCGGAGGGGTAGTACTGACCATAAATCTGCTGGCCTTGGGCGTTGACATAAGAGCAGCCGACGAACACGCCGATCGCACCCACGCCGTTGCCGCCGAGGTTGTTAGTGGTGATGTCTTCACCGGTGGCGGTGGAGATAGCCAGATAGCCATCAGCGCCCACGATCACGACTTGACCATAGAAAATGTTGGTGGCTTCGCCAGCGGGGTCAATCAGAAAAGTCTGAGTTGCACCTGCATAGGGCATGCCATCAACGCGATTTACGGGTTTCAGACCGTAAGGAGAAGCGGTAGTTGCCATTTAAGGACTCCAAAAAGTTTATGTGCCTTTACCGAAAGTAACCTTTGTGGACCGCTCTTTGAAGAGGGGCATACGGGGGTCACTCTCACGCATGTAGTTGTTGTCCACGGACTGCATCTGCGACTCGGCCTGATTGCCGTAATACGCATTACGCTGTTCCACGAACTCAACTGGGGTTTTGCAAAGAAGCAAGCCACCAACTTCAACTGCGTCTGGGAAGCGGCCACTGGTGCTGCCAAACAGACGAATTTCAGGGTGATCCGACGCCTTCACGGGTTCCCAGCCCTCGCGGAGCTTCGACGAAACATTCATGGGATCAGCGGTATTCAGAGTACTGATACGAATCCAGCGGTACGCATAGCCCGGTTCCGGTGTGGGATCGGGCAGAAGCTGGGGCGGCGCCCATTTGGTGGGACGCGCATCTTTTTCGCGTGATGCCAGTTCTCTGCTTTGACGATTCTGTTCAGCCATGATTATTTCCTCATTTCTTCCGCAACCTTACGTGCATAAAGTTCCAACGGAACTCCCAGCCGCTTGGCGATTTCGACCTGCGATTTGGTAAGTACGACCTTTCGGGGCGCAGTACTCCTCGTTGCCGGTGCGACAACATTCGATGCTTTCGGCGAAGGAGTCGCATCCGCCGGTTTCTCAGACTCGAACGCATCTGAGAATCTTCCCCGCATTTCGGTGTCGATTGCTTTGTAGTAATCGTCACTCCCAACGGTAATTCCACTGTCAACCAGTTCAGAATGAAAGCCAAGAGCGTAAGCTGTCATCTTCTTGTTGGTCCCCCACCACGGATTGCGGTCTTGCCACGCGCGCAGTTTCGGGTCAACGGTAGGCTCTGGTTGAACCTGTTGACGAGGTTGTACCGCAGTTTCTTCTTCCTGTAAAGGGGTAGGACGAAAATTTTCAACGCGGTCAGCATGCAACTTGGCAGCGGTCAGCGCTTCTTGTGCATCCACAAGGGCGTCTGAGTCACCAGCTTCGTACGCAGCTTTGTATTTGGCCTTGGCCTTTTCCAGATCGTTGGCAGCCACCAGCTTGGCCTGCTCGATGTAAGCGGACTGGCCTTCGGAGAGCGTGCCCTTGAGCTTTTTGTTCTCCTCGATGATGGCCTGCGCCATACGCACAGCCTCTTCACGCTCGCGCACAGCAGCCTCTTTGGCCCGGCGCTCTTCGTGGTAGCCCTTGGTGAAGTGCTGAATGCGCTTGCGCACGCTCTCGTCGTACTTGGCCAGCTCTTCGTCGGTCACGTCCTTGGGCGGCTCGACCATCGGCTTGCGATTGCGATCCTCTTCTGGCGTGTCGTCGACGACTTCGATCTCTGGTTTCTCCTCGGGTTCGGGAGTCACCACCTTGCCGCCTGCGCGGGGGTTGTCCGACTGTTCGTCGGGAAACTCAAACTCCGTTTGGTCCATTGCCATGTCAGCTCCTTATGCGCGGGTGATACCGCGAGGGTCTTGAACCACGGCTTCCACGGAATCATCATTGATGATGCGGAATTCTTTGCCATGGATGCGAATGCGTGTGCCTGTATTGGGGCGAACCAATACAAAGTCCCCAGTCTTGCAGCTCGGGCCGCTTGGGAATCGCTTCTCATCCTTGAATGCGTCGGGGCCCATCTTGACCACGAACAACACGGGCGACATCACTTCTTCAAAGTGCATTGTCTGGCCGGCTTTCACCAAACCATTACCGTATTCTTCGTCGATCTCCGGGAGGACGCACAGGAGATGGAAGGTAGAGGGATCGGGTACCTGCTTGGCCTTTTCTTCGGCCGAGGTGTTCAGGATGCCCGACAGATCAACCGCCGCAACATTAAATTCATTCATCTTCAGTTTCTTTCAATCTACGCAGGAGGTCGTTGATTTCGGACTGTGCGGTCAACAGACCCCGGATAACCCCGCACAGGTTTTGGTAGGCAGGATAGTCTTTAGCCACCCCATCACCCAAATCTTCGATGAGTTCTTTTCGTTTTGCTTCCAGCCGCGAGTGCAGAAGCTCAAGAATTTTGTTGTCCATTATTCGGTCTCCTTATTGATGGAGTTCTGGTGCTGCTGCTCGGCGTGGCTCAGCTTTTGGGCGTGAACCTGACCACCGTGGGCCATCTTCTGGCTGTGCAACTGCGCCTGCATCGCTTGTGCCTGCTGCTGACCAGCCAGCTCCATCGCGTGCAACTCTTGCGCTTGGATGATCTCCTGCTGAACACGCAGCGCCGCGGTTTCTGGGTCTTCGCCAGCTTTCATCGCGGACTCGCGGGCACGCAGGGCCAAGTCTTCGGCTTTGATCTGCAAGTCGCCGCGGACCTTCATGGCCTTGATGTCGGCTTCCTTCTGCTTGATCGCCAGCTCTGCCTGCTGCATCTGAACCAACGGGTCCTGAGCCTGCTGCTGCGCTTGCTGCTGGGCAGCCTGCGCTTGGTTCGCCTGCAAAACCTGCTGAGCCGCTTGAGCCATCATGCTGGACAGCGCCAATTCGACCTGTGGTGGCAAGTCCTCGCCTTCTGGTGGCAGCGTCATACCCATCTGCTGCTCGATCTTCTGGCGGTAGGCGTAGCCGGTGTGCTCCGCAATGTGGGCCATCATGGCAGCCTGCATCGCCTGCGCCTGTGGGTTTTGCCCGATCAACTGCATGATTACGGGGTCCTGCATAGCAGCCATGTGCACTTGGATGTGAGCCGCGTGGTCTTGGTACTGGAACGCCTTGACTGGCTTCATGTTCAGGACAGCCATGTTCTCGAACACAGGGTCCACAGGCTTCATGTCTTCCTTGAGCGGGATCAGCTTGTCGGCGTTCTTGATGCCCAACACCTCGATCATCTGACGGTGCAACTGAGGCAGGTCATAAATCTGGGGGGCGCCCTGCGACATCTGGAACACAGCTTGGTACTGCATGATCCGCTGAGCCATGGTCGAGCTGTTGGGGTCCGACACGGGAATCACGTCCACCATGTCGTAGTCCGCACGCTTGGCCGAGCGCTTGCCGACGGCTGGGCTGTACTCGTATGCCACTGGGGTGTTGTCGCGGATGATCTCCTTGAGCAGCTTGAATTCCTGCTTCATCGAGAAGTGCACCCGTGCCTGCACGGCCGACATGGTTTTGAGCTGGCGCTCCAAGAGAGCGAGCGTTGTACCGACCGGCGCGTTGGCGCTCATGTCGGAGATGTTCATGTCTGCAATCGAGCCCAAGCGGCGAGCTTCGTCGGTGATGCGTTCCAACAGCGCGGCCAGAACTTGACTTGGCTCCTTGTACGGCAGGGGCATGATGTTGTCACGCACGGTACCGCTGGTCACATCCACGTCGCGGAATTCACCGGGAGCGATTGGTGTGTCATCGCCTTTGATGCGCAAGCCGCGGGCTTTCAAACCACCGGGCAAGTTGCTCAGTGTGCCAGCGTCCACCAACTGACGGATGATGGAAGTACCCGCGCGGGCGTAGCCACCGATCAAGTGGATGTAACCAATACCGTAGGCGCCAAAGCCGGGGATGTAGTCGTACTGCACGAAGTGCTGGCGCTTGAGTTTGACCTCATCGCCCTCTTTCCAGTTACGGTACACGGACAGCACTTGGTTGGTACCGCGATCAATTGTGATGACGTATGGCAGCGCCACTTCGTCCTCGTCTTCGTAGCCGGGCAAGTCCAGATCGACGTGCACCTCGAAGAACTGGTAACGGTCGTCGTCTGTAAGGGAAAACCCTGTGTCCTTGGCTTTTTGCTCCTCAATATCCGATGGGTACGACTTAGGCTCGCCCAGCTCGACGTCGCGGTAAAAGCCCGAGACCTGCAGCTTGCGCACTTCGTTCTTGGTTTTACGCAGGATGTGGGTTGCGCGTTCTGCTGTGCGGATGCCGGTAGAGCCGTAAGGGAGGATGACGTCCTCAGCGGGTACAAAGATGGCCACTTGGCGATTCAGAGCTGGATCGAAATAGACCTTCTTGAACGCAGCGCCGGCCAGACCCAAGTTGAACAACAAGCGCTCGTGCTCAGGGCGATACTCAGGCATCTGCTCTGTCAGCTTGAAGTTCATGTCGTCGCGCACACGCTCGGCCGCGTCTTCTTTGAGCTTGTCGATGGCGCCGATGATCTCGGTCTTGACAGGGCCCGCTGCGGGGAATGTTTCGATGATTGTCTCGGATTGGAAGCGAACAGCAGCTTCTGTCAGCAGTGTGCTGAACACGCCGCAAGCGCCGTCCCATGGCTCGGTGCGCTCTTCGTAGCGCATGCCCAGAACCTCAAGACCCTTCACATAAGTCTCAACCCAGTCTTTACGGCCGGTGATGTCTGCCTCGATCAGTGACACCAAATCGTTGGCCACTGTCTGCAGCTCGCTGTCGTCCATGTGCTCGGCCAAGTTCGCATCAAACGGCACCTCTGTCACATCGTCGGGCATCAGGTCGATGGTCACGCCGTCAATACCAATCTTCAGACCTTCGGGGTCTTCGATCTCAATCTCGATCGCAGGAGTGTTGTCGGGCTGGATGCCGGCAAGAGGGTCAAGTCCCATGGGTGCTGGGGCCAGTGCGGGGGTCATGCTGTTCGATGCTGCCATTTCGGGTCCTTAGTAATATGCGGCCCGATTCGGGCGGTGGAAGACCTGATTATCCTCGTGGTCTGTGCTAAGACGCAACAGGCCGCCTTTTCTCACGCGCATCAGCGCCAGTGTCATGGTGTCAACCTCGTCGTCGTGCTCGCCTGCCGGGAAGGCCAAAATCTCCTCGACGGTCTGCGCAGCCCACGAAGTCTCAGGAAACCAGACGTGCCCAGAGGCAAACATGTCAGCTACCGCGTTGAGTCGGGCGATCTTGTCCTGCCCCTTACCGGGGCTGAAGTCCTGCACAAATATACCGGAGCGGCGCATCTCGTCAATCAGCGGCTGCCCGCTGGCTTTGGCTTCCACAATCACGCTGTCGGGTTCCCAGTCTGTGTACTGCTCGTGGGCCATGGCCTTGAGCTCGGGAAACTCGTACTTGCCCTTGACCTTGTTGAGCAGGATGACGTTCTGGGTATTGTCTTCCTCGTTGAACCACACACCCCACGTATGGCACACAGAGAAGTCCGAGCGTTGTTTGGTCGTGAGCGCCGTGTCGAACGCCTGCACGGTGAATTCAATTCTGGGTGGGGTCTCGCCCGTCCACCACCTGATCCAGTCTCGCTTGATGATCGCAGCTTCTGCAGCCGTGGGGTTCTGCTGGTACTGGGCATACCACTGCCACATGATGTGGTGCATCGACGCCCGAGTTTGCTGTAGGCTTTCTAGTGACCATTGCTCTGGCCATATGGACTTCTCGTCCGGGGTGTTCTCGTTGAGGATGGCCGGGAATTCAAACGCCTCGTAGTTATCCCCGCCCTCGTTCATGGCAGAGTCTTTCAGGAGGCGCCCGATCAAGTCCCGCTGGTGCCAGCGCGTGTGCAGCACACAGATTTTCCCATCCGGCATCAGACGAGTTCGCAGGCCGGCACTGAACCATTCGTAGGCTGTGTCAAGGGAGTTGGTATTTCCTGCCTTGATGTCCTGTTCGGACAGTGGATCGTCAGCAATAATGAGGTGGGCACCCCGGCCGGCCAACGCGCCGCCCACACCGATCGCAAAATACTCACCGCCTGCAGTGGTGTTCCACTGGGCGGCCGCCTTAGCGTCTGAGGCGATCTTGGTGTTTGGGAAAATTCGGGCGTATTCCGCGGACTGGATCAGGTTTCGCACTTTACGCGCCATGACAACCGCCAAATCAGCAGTGTGTGACGCCACGATCACCTTATGGTCCGGGTGCCGGCCGAGGTACCAAGCGGGGTAGTAGATCGAGATCATCTGGGACTTGCCCATACGCGGCGCCATGCTCACGGCAATCCGGTTTTTGATGTTCTGCTCCACATCCAT